TGCGTTCATATAGGAAATATGAAGATGAGAGAAAATCCTGATGTTTGGGCACACCTTGGTGACTGGCTTGTTTCAATAAAAGAACAAGGTATTGGGGCAGTACTCGCCGGAACAATGGCCTTCCTTCGTGGTCGCTATAATGGCGGCGGCTGGATAAAGGTGTCAACCGATGCCTTTATGTGTGCCATGTTCGCCTGGTTTATTCGTGATGTATTAAATCTGCTTGGTCTGAATCCTGATTTAGCCTATATCGGCAGTGTGATGATTGGCTATTTAGGTACAGACTTTATTGGTCAATTGCTGCGTAAGGCAGCAGAGAGAAGAACGGGAGCATCTTCTGATGGAAATCAGCGATAAAGGTCTTGAGTGTATCAAACAGTATGAGAGCCTGAAATTGAAAGCCTATCCCGATCCCGCAACCGGTGGTATTCCGTGGACGATTGGTTATGGCCATACCAAAGGGGTTAACAAAGGTGATGTGATTACAGAAACACAGGCTGAAGCATTCTTACAGGATGATCTCCAACCTATTTACACCACATTAAGGCAATGGGTTAAAGTCCCTTTGAATCAAGGCCAGTTCGATGCTTTGTGCTCGTTTATCTTCAATTGTGGCAGTGGCCACTTTTCTGGCTCCACGCTATTGGAAAAACTCAACCAAGGTGACTATACAGGCGCAGCGGCAGAGTTTTCCCGATGGAATAAAGCGGCAGGTAAGGTTATGCGTGGGCTGGATAATCGCAGGGTATCTGAACACCAGATGTTTTTATCATGAAGCTCAATTTCACCAATGGCACGGTTATTGCGTTGATTATTGCTTCAGTCGCCGCCCTCTTATACCGCTCTGGATATAAGAAACAGCTCGGCATCAATAGCGACCAGATAACGGAAATCCAGCAATTGACCGACACCATCAACTACCAGAATGCGCATATTGCAATGCTGCATGAATTAGATAGTAAACACACTCAGGAACTCGCTAATGCCAAGACTGAAATCAATAAGCTGCGGGATGCTGCTCATGCTCATCCTGAGCGGGTGTACATCAAAGCCAAGTGTCCCATGTCTAAAACCATTGTCAGTTCCGGCATGGATGATGCAGTCACCGCCCGACCTACAGACACCGCTATCCGAAATTATTGGCTACTCAGAGAACGAATTGCCACCTCAGAACAAATGATCTTGGGGTTGCAGGGGTATATCAGGACGCAGTGTCAATAAGTGGTTACTTAAAATACTTATCGTATGGGTCATGATATCTATATTTTCTATATTCGATGAACCAAAAAACAAAGCCTAACACAGCCCCAATCGCTGCGGACTTGGTATATAGCCACCTCCTAAATAGGATAAATTCAGAAAAAGTGTATTGTTTTCTAAATAAATCAATTGCGACTCCGTTAATAAGCATATCACAGAAGAAAAATATCAATGGTAGAGCAAGGCTTACTGTGATCACTAAATATATTAGGGCGAATATTCTTAACTTAGTGTTGAAATTCATAGTGTTAACCTATTGTTGCAATGTATCGGTAACATGATTTGTATGGTTTATGAATATCTCAAGACACAGTGCAAATGATTCTCTGAAAAAATCAGGAATTGTGGGTATTTTGTTGTTCCACTTCTTTGGCGATGGCAGTAATCAATTTTCTGTAATGAAAGAACCAAATGATAATGCCTGCAACCATACCGAAGAAAAGAGAAAAAAGGTATATACGGCCACGATACTCCAGTAAGGCACGGAGTGAATATTCTCCTCGAAATATTCTTTCGAATACATCACTCAAGAAATAATCGCCAAGCATGAGTATCACTGGTAAAGCCAAGCCTAAGTATATAGTTAGCTGTGAAAGCACAATGAGTTGAACCTTAGTCTCTTTTTTCATCCTGAATTATCTCCTTGATAGTTGAAGATCTAATAGTATCAGTAATCTCATCAAGCCATCTGTTAAGTAGGTGTTTTTTTATTAATGGAGTACAGAACATGCCACTCCGCATTCCCCGCGCTTGTCGCAAGTCAGGCTGCCCTAAGACCACCACTAGTCGCTCAGGCTATTGTACTGACCACCGATACACAGGCTGGCAATCTCACCAACAAGGCAAGAGCCGACATGCTCGCGGTTATGGCAGCCAATGGGATAAGTTAAAAGTTCGTGTCAAACAACGGGATAAGCATCTGTGCCAGCACTGCTTACTTCAGGGGAGAGTCGTTACGGGTACCACTGTTGATCATATACAACCCAAAGCCCGTGGTGGCACCAATGCGTTAAGCAATCTACAGCTATTGTGTGAAGCCTGCCATAGACAAAAAACAGCCATGGAGCGATTACGATAAAGGTTGAGTGAATATTAATTTTCAAAAGTAATCATTTCTAATGTCATAGTCACAACGGTAGGGGCGGGTCAAATCCCTGCCACTCTCGCCCCAGGGGACCGCCGCTTAGGGTCAATTTCTATCCCCGCGAAAAATGAACTTTAAATCGGGTGATATTTCCCCGCCTTTCACTGTCTTTCTGAATACAGGAGGTTCTGAGTATGGCCGGCACGGCGGGCAAGTCAGGCCGTCGCCCCAAGCCGACGGCACGAAAAGAACTGGCAGGCAATCCCGGCAAGCGCAAGTTGAACCGGGATGAGCCAAGCTTTACACCCCTGAGCGGGGTATCGCCCCCAGACTGGTTTACCGAAAACGGGATGTCATTGGCGGTGGTGATGTGGGAGCTGACCACGAAAGAGCTTTGTGGTCAGGGAATTTTATGTATTACCGATTTGGCGGTTCTTGAACGCTGGTGTGTGGCTTACCAGTTCTGGCGGAAATTGGTTGTTGATATCAACCGCGACGGTACCCGACTGATCGGGGCGACAGGGGGACCGGTAAAAAATCCAGACCTGACCGCCAAAAAAGAGCAGGAGTCTGAGATGGACAGAACGGGGGCGATGCTGGGGTTAGACCCAAGCAGCCGCCAGCGCCTGATCGGGGCGGCAGGCAAGGCCAAAACGGACAATCCGTTTATGAGGATGATTTCATCATGAGCCGTAAATCCTATCTGAATGTCAATGCGGCTAATCAATATGCCCGGGATGTGGTGCGCGGCAAGATTGAGGCCGGGCGTTATGTCAAAGAGGCCTGCCAGCGCCATCTGGATGACTTAGCGAAGGAAAAAGGCAAGGCCTTTAAGTACCGCTTTGATAAGGACTTGGCCGAACGCGCCGCCAAGTTTATTCAGCTACTGCCCCACACCAAGGGCGAGTGGGCGTTTAAGCGCATGCCAATCACACTGGAACCCTGGCAACTGTTTATTGTCTGTTCGGCTTTTGGTTGGGTGCATAAGGGCAGCCGGTTACGCCGCTTTCGTGAGGTCTACACGGAGATCCCCCGTAAAAACGGTAAGTCAGCCATCTCGGCGGGGGTGGCGCTCTATTGCTTTACCTGTGATGACGAATTCGGGGCAGAGGTCTACTCCGGTGCGACCACCGAGAAGCAGGCATGGGAAGTGTTCCGGCCTGCGCGGCTGATGTGCAAGCGTACCCCGATGCTGGTCGAGGCGTTCGGCATAGAAGTGAATGCCTCCAACCTGAACCGCCCGGCAGACGGGGCACGCTTTGAGCCGCTGATCGGCAACCCCGGCGACGGGCAGTCCCCCAGTTGCGCCATTGTCGATGAGTACCATGAACACGATACCGACGATCTGTATACCACCATGCTCACCGGGATGGGGGCACGGCGTCAGCCCCTGATGTGGGGGATCACCACGGCAGGTTACAACATTGAAGGTCCCTGTTATGACAAGCGGCGCGAAGTGATTGAAATGCTGTCCGGCAATGTGCCCAACGATGAGCTGTTCGGGGTGATTTACACGGTGGACGAGGGGGATGACTGGACCTCGCCGGACGTACTCCGCAAGGCCAATCCCAATATGGGCGTCTCGGTCTATGCAGACTTTTTGCTCAGTCAGCAGCAGCGCGCCCTGAACAACCCGCGATTAGCCAGCGTCTTTAAGACCAAGCACCTGAATATCTGGGTTTCTGCCCGTGAGGCTTACTTCAATATGGTGAGCTGGAAACAGTGCGAAGACACTTCGCTGACTTTGGAACAATTCGAGGGCCAGCCCTGTGTTCTGGCGTTTGACCTCGCCCGCAAGCTGGACATGAACAGCATGGCGCGGTTGTTCACCCGTGAGATTGACGGCAAGCGGCATTATTACAGCGTGGCCCCGCGTTTCTGGGTGCCGTATGACACCGTGTACAGCGTCGAACAGACAGAAAACCGCCGCACGGCTGAACGTTTCCAGAAATGGGTGGAAATGGATCTCCTGACCGTGACGGACGGGGCAGAGGTGGATTACCGTTACATCCTCGAAGAGGCCAAGGCCGCCTGTCACCTGAACCCGGTGGAAGAGGCCCCGATTGACCCGTTCGGGGCGACCGGCTTATCGCATGAGTTGGCGGATGAGGGCATCAACCCGGTCATCATTACCCAGAATTTCACTAATATGAGTGACCCGATGAAAGAACTGGAGGCGGCTATTCAGTCCGGGCGCTTTCATCATGACGGCAACCCGATCATGTCGTGGTGCATCGGTAACGTGGTGGGCAAAACGCTGGGCGGGAATGATGACATCGTGCGCCCTATCAAGGAGCAAAAGGACAGCAAAATTGACGGGGCCGTCGCGCTGATTATGGCGATGGGGCGCGCTATTTTGCATGCAGAACCTGACTTTCTTTCCAATCTCGATCCGGATGACCTGTTAATCCTATGAAAAACTTATTGATTGATATCACTGCCCTGACGGGGGTCGGCGCGGTGCTGGCGGGCTGTTACCTGAAATACGGGCTGGCGAACACCCTGATCATCGGCGGTATCTTGTTGATGGCCTATGCGCTGGCCGCCGCCAGAAGGGGGAAACATGCTGCTTGATGCGTTATTTCGCAGTGAACCGCTGGAAAATCCCCGCGTTCCGCTGACGGTTGAGTCAGCCGACCATGACAGCCTGTTCAGTGCCGATGTGTATGTCAGCCCCGAAACCGCCATGAAACTGGCCGCCGTCTACGCCTGTATCTATGTGCTCTCCTCCTCAGTGGCACAAATGCCATTGCATGTGATGCGCAAAACCGGAAAATCGGTCGAGATGGCACGGGATCACCCGGTGTTTTATCTGGTGCATGATGAGCCGAACGACTGGCAGACCAGTTACAAATGGCGGGAACTGAAACAGCGCCATATCCTCGGCTGGGGCAATGGTTACTCGTGGGTCAAACGTAACCGCCGCGGGGAAGTGATTACGGTGGAGGCGTGCATGCCGTGGGAAACCACCCTATTGAACACGGGCGGGCGCTACACCTACGGGGTGTATAACGAAGATGGCAGCTTCGCTATCAGCCCCGATGACATGATCCACATCCGGGCGCTGGGCAATCACCGCAAAATGGGGTTGAGTCCCATCCTGCAACATGCAGAAACCATTGGCATGGGGATGAGCGGGCAGAAGTACACCAGTGCCTTTTTTGGCGGTAATGCCCGCCCGGCCGGGATTGTCTCCGTCAAAGGGGAGGTCGGGAAGGACGGCTGGGAGCGGCTTAAGCAGATGTGGCGAAATGCCTCGGCTGCCCTGCGCCGTGAGGAAAACAAGACCCTGCTGTTACCCGCTGACTTAGATTACCACGCCCTGACTGTCTCCCCGGTAGATGCCCAACTGATTGACATGCTGAAACTGAACCGTTCTATGATAGCCAGCTTGTTTAATGTGCCGGCTCATATGATTAACGATTTGGAGAAAGCCACCTTTTCCAATATCAGCGAACAGGCGACCCAGTTTGTCCGCCATACCGTGATGCCGTGGGTGGCGAACTGGGAGCAGGAGCTAAACCGCCGCCTGTTTACCCGTCAGGAGCGGCAGGCCGGATTTTACACGCGTTTTAATCTGGCAGGCTTATTACGTGGCACCCCGAAAGAGCGGGCGGAATTTTACCATTTTGCCATTGTCGATGGCTGGATGAGCCGCAACGAAGCGCGCGCCTTTGAAGACATGAACCCGGTTGACGGGCTGGATGAGATGCTGGTCAGTGTCAATGCGGCCAACCCCGTTAACAACCATCAACCCCCTGATCCCAACCAAGAGGACAAACCCGATGAGTGACAGAGAAACGCGCTGTTACCCCGGTGAAGTGCGTGCTGAGACACCGGAGAACCAGCCGACCCAGATTATCGGGTATGGCTCGGTGTTTGACAGCCGCTCTGAACCGCTGTGGGGCTTTCGCGAAATCATCAAGCCCGGCGCTTTTGACGAGGTACTCAATGATGATGTGCGGGGCCTGTTTAACCATGACCCCAACTTTATTCTGGGGCGCAGTGCGGCGGGCACCTTGTCACTGTCCGTTGACGACAAGGGGCTGCGCTACGACATCACCGCCCCGCAGACCCAGACTATCCGTGATCTGGTGCTGGCCCCCATGCTGCGCGGGGATATCAACCAGTCCTCCTTTGCCTTTCGGGTCGCCCGTGACGGTGAGCATTGGTACGAGGATGAGGAGGGGATTGTTATCCGGGAAATCAACCGCTTCTCCCGGTTGTATGACGTCAGCCCGGTGACCTACCCCGCTTATCAGGACGCTGATTCCGCCGTCCGTTCATTACAGGCATGGCAGGAAGCGCGCCACAGCGGGGCACTCCAGCAAGCGATTAACCAAAAACAGGCGCGTGAGCGCATTCTGACTTTACTGAATATTTAGGATATGAGTGATGAGTATGAAATTGCATGAACTGAAACAACGCCGTAACACCATCGCCGCCGACATGCGCGCCCTGCACGAAAAAATCGGTGACAGCGCATGGAGCGAGGAACAGCGCACTGAATGGAACAAGGCCAAGACCGAACTGGACAGCATTGACGCCCAAATCCAGCGCGAGGAGGAATTGCGCCATTTAGATCAGCAATTGGTGGACCATCAGGAGCCGGAGCAGCGCAACAACCCGGCAGCCAACCCCGAAACCGAACAGCAGGAGCGCCGCACCGCCGCGTTTGATAAATTCCTGCGTCACGGGCTGGGCGAAATGACCAGCGAGGAGCGCCAAGCCTTGCGGGAGCTGCGCGCACAGGGCACCACGCCGGATGAAAAAGGCGGCTACACCGTCCCCACCCAGATGCTCAATAAAGTGGTGGAGCAAATGAAAGCCTATGGCGGCATTGCCAGCGTGGCGCAAATCCTCACCACCTCCACCGGGCAAACCATCGAATGGGCCACCGCCGACGGCACGGCGGAAGAGGGGGAATTGCTGGGGGAAAACAGCGCGGCCAGCGAAGAAGACACCGAGTTTGGCACCGAGTCCCTGGGGGCGAAAAAGCTCTCCTCCAAAATCATTCGCGTCTCCAGCGAGTTGCTACTGGACTCCGGCATTGACATGGAAGCCTATCTGGCCAAGCGCATTGCTGAACGCATCGGGCGCGGTGAGGCCAGATATCTGGTGAAAGGCACCGGCAAGGGCAGCCCGCAGCAACCCAAGGGGCTGGAAACCTCAGTCACGGGCACCGTGGACGCAGCGGCCAAGTTTAGCTGGAAAGACATGAACGCCCTGAAACACGCCCTTGATCCGGCGTACCGCAACACCGGGACTTTCCGCTGGGCGTTTAATGACAGCACGCTGAAAGTCATCACGGAGATGGAAGACGCCCAGAACCGCCCGTTGTGGCTGCCTGAGATTGCGGGTGTGGTGCCCTCTACCGTACTGGGCGTCCCTTATGTGATTGATCAGGCAATTGCCGACATGGGCGCGGGCAACAAGTTCATCTATTGCGGTGATTTTAACCGCTTTATCGTGCGCCGCGTGGCTTACATGACGCTGAAACGTCTGGTTGAGCGTTACGCAGAATACGATCAGGTTGCCTTTCTGGCGTTCCATCGCTTTGACTGCATTCTGGAAGACACGTCCGCTATCAAGGCGCTGGTCGGCAAGGGTGGCAGTAGCGCCGGTTAATGCTGACTGAGGGAACCCCGCCGCGTCATGCGGTTTTTTTTTGTGCCTGCGATCGGAGGCGGTCGCAGGTGACAGGAGGAGATATGCCTTTTCCCACACCGGAACAACTGAGGCAACAATGCCGCATCGACAGTGATAATCCCGCCGAAGATGATTTATTAGGCACCTATTCCCGCGCTGCCATCAAACGGGCGGAAAATTACCTGAACCGCCGCCTGTATGAAGCCGCCGTGCCGGATTCCGACCCTGACGGGTTGCTGGCTTCGGAAGATGTAACACTGGCGCTCATGCTGGCAGTCGGTTACTGGTATGAAAACCGCGAGGCCCAGTCCTTGCCGTCGGGCTTCAAGGCATTGCTGGAACCGTACCGTTATATTCCTTTATAGGAGGTCATTCATGAAAGCCGGCTCACTGCGCCACCGGATCAAACTGTTCCGCCCCTACATCACGCAGGATAACTTCGGGGCGGAAATCGTGACAGAAGAATACGTTACCACAGTCTGGGCGAAAGCGGAGGCGATGTCTCACCGCAAAGTCCGTACCGCTGACCAGCAGCAGGTGGTTGAAGTGCAACAGTTTACCGTCAGGCCGCGCGCCGATATTGGCCCCAACTGGTTGATTGAGCATCAGGGGCGGGTATTTACCGTGCGGACGGTAGACCGTAACCGCGCTGACCGCGCCGTTATCACCACGGAGGCCGATGTCCGCCATGATAGAGCCTGAACTCCGAGCCGATTTGGTGCGGTTAACGCAACTGCCTGTTTATCCGCTGATCCTGCCATCCTCGGTCATGGAAGGGGTGACCTATCAACGCATCAGTGATCCCCGATTCAATACCGGGCTGGCGGCCACGCGGTTAATCGAAGCACGCTTCCAAATCAGCCTGATTGTCCTGAATGACTACCAGAAAGCCCTGCGGCTGGAAGCTAAAATCCGTTCCGCGTGGGAATCGGTGCAGCACGGGCATATCGGAAGAACCCCCGTACAAACCGTTTCGCGGGGTGCACTGCATCAGGATGTGGAAGAGTTGACCGAAAACCGCAAGCGCTATCGGCTCACCCGTGACTTTATTATCACTTACGCGGAGGTGCCGGATGATTAGCTCCCACCTCTCCGGCCTTGAAGATCTGTGGCACAGGTTACAGGCGCTGGAAGCCGACCTTCGGACCCAAATATTGCGCAAGGCGGGCAAAACCGCAATGGACATCGTCAGGGAGGATATGGAAACCCACGCCGGGTACGATGAGAAAGGCAAAGGTCCCCACCTGCGGGACAATATCAAAATCCGCTCGGCAAAGTCCAAAAAGTACCAGGGCGGGGTGATAATTACGGTTGGCCCCACCCAACCGCACCGGATGAAAGCGCTGGCGCAGGAAATGGGCACCCTCAAGCAGGTGCCGAAACCGTTTATCCGTCCGGCGCTGGATTACAACAAAACCGCCGTTTTAAAGGTGCTCACGCAAGAAATCCGTGACGCCCTGTCCGCTTACAGTAAATAACCTATTGGAGTACACACGATGGCAACATCCCCTGAATACGCGGTCCTGCCTGCGGGTACGGTCGTGAAATTTGGCCAACCCGGCGACACCGTGGAGCAAATGAAACCCCTGATTAACTGCAAGGCACTGGGTGCCACGGGGTTAACGGGCAGTTTTGTTGACTGCACCACCTTGGTGGATACCAATAAACAGTTTATTTCCGATATGCCGGAAGGCCCGGAAAAATCATTAGGGTTTATTGATGATCCATCCAACCCCGATTTTGTGGCGTTCCTGAATGCCGCCGAGAAACGCGAGACGGTCCAGTTCTATATTGCCCTGCCGAACACGCGCACGGCGACCATGATACTGGCGCTCTCCGGCTGGGAGATGAACGACATTAACGCCCCGGCCAGTGAAGTAATCCAAATCACCGTCAAGGGCAAACAAAACAACCTCGTCTGGGGTATCGCAAACACCAAAACAGGAGTTACACAGTCATGAAAAACCTGAAAGCCGCCTTGCTGACCCCGCGTCCCCATGTGAAAGAAGTCAGCCTTTTTGGCACCCAAGTTAACTTGCGCCGCATGACCGCCGCCGAATTACTGGATCTGGAAGAAGAAACCGAAAGGCTGAGTGAGTCAGAGGGCGGCCGTGCCGCTTCCTGCCTGAATATCCAGCGGGTGCTGGATTGTCTGGTGGATGACAAAGGCAAGCCGATCCCCGCCGAAGCGTTACCGATAGCGGAAGAGTTGATGAGTATTCACGACAATGCCACGATAATTGATGCCATCCAGATTGTGAAGCGTCACTCCATCGGCACACTGGAGGACGCCGAAAAAAACTAACCCGCTCGCCGTGGCTGCATTTTGCCTTTACCCTTGCAGAGCAGCTCGGCGAGATAGATCCCTATCGCATCCTGTCCCTGCCTGCCGCCACCCTCAACGAGTGGCAGGCGTATTACCGGCTGAAAAATAAAAAGCCGGCTGATATCCCTGCCTCTCCTGCGCCCCCTGATACGGAGCAGGCGCAGTGTGCGGCCGTCATGAAACTATTAGGTTAAGTTATGGCAAATTTATCAACCCTGACCGTGGGCTTGTTGCTCAATGCGACCTCGTTTCGCACCCAGATCACCGACGCTTATCGCCACGCCGGGCGGGAGTCGGGGCGATTTTCCGACAAGGTCAAAAAAGACGCGAAAAAGGCGGAGTCCGCTTACCTGTCCTTGGGCAAACAGATTAAATCAGTCTCCGGCCAGTTAATGTTGCTGGCCGGGACGGGGTTTTCACTGGGTTCCATTCTGACAGCGACCCGTAAATATGGACAAGCCTTGTCGGATCTACAGGCTATTACCGGTGCCACGGGCGTACAGTTAAAACAGTTGGATGAAAACGCGCAACGGTTAGGCCGTACCACCGAGTTTGGGGCGGCCAGAATCACCGAAGCCTTTAAGTTGATGGCGTCCGCCAAACCGGAGTTACTGCAAAGTGCCGCCGGGCTGACGCTGGCAACAGAAAAAGCCGTGACCTTAGCGCAGGCCTCTGGCATTGAATTACCCGAAGCCACCCGGGCGCTGGCATTGTCATTAAACCAGTTCAGCGCCTCCGCCCAGCAAGCCGACCGCTTTATTAACGTACTGGCAGCCGGGGCGAAGTATGGCTCCTCCGAAATTGGCGAAACCGCACAGGCCATCAAAAATGGTGGCACAATGGCCGCACAGGCGGGTATCAGCTTTGAAGAACTCAACGCGGTTATTCAGATCCTCGCCGAGCGGGGCATTAAGGGTGCCGAAGCGGGGACGGCCATTCGAAATGTGATCTTGGCGTTGGAGCGCTCAACGGACAAAAAGCTGAAACCGTCCGTGGTCGGGTTATCTGCTTCCCTTGAGCATCTGACAAAGAAGAACCTGTCCACGGCAGAAGCCGCTAAGCTATTCGGGCGCGCCAATATTAGTGCGGCATCTAACTTGGTGACAGGCCGATCAAGGTTAGACGAACTCACCCAAAAGCTCACCGGAACACAGGTTGCTTATGAACAGGCGTCAGCAAGGGCCAATAACCTCAGTTCAGATCTGGATGTTTTGTCCAGTGCCTTTGAAGGGCTGGCGATTAAGGTAGGCTTGAGTGCCGATGGTCCTTTGCGCTCAGGGGTTCAGGGTGCCACCAGTGCGGTTAATTCGCTGGCGGAAAACTTTAATCTGGTTGCCGGCATTGCCTTGCATACCCTGATCCCTGTTATGGCGACCAAGTTAACGGCGGGATTACGTGAAAATGTCAGCGCATGGAACGCAACTGAAAAAGCCGCCCGTGATACCGCCAAACAAAAAGCAACAACCGCAAAGCGCACCATTGAGCAGGCCAACGCCACCATTCAGTTGACTCAGCGTCAGGGTGAGCATATCGAAGCAATGCGGAAGATTAATGCCCAGCATGGTGTTTTTGTCAATTACAGCAAGGCGTCCAAGGCACTCTATCGACAGGAGACAGAGGCATTCAGGCAAAAAGAAAGGGCAACTCGACTACTGGAAGCCGCCAACCGCCGACTTTCCCTCTCGTATCGCGCGCTCTCTGTCTCTGCGGGGCTGGCGCGGGGCGCTTTCTCGTTATTGGGTGGCTGGACTGGGACAGCAATGCTGGCAGGTTCCGCGATTTACTATTTTCACCAACGAGCGAAAGAAGCCAGAGAGAGTGCGACCAATCTGACAGATGCTGTACTCGAAACAAAAGACGCACTGATGCAGCTCTCAAAGGTTGAATTGTCCTCTAAGATCCTGAATTACAGGGATGCATTGGATAAACAAAAGGAAGAAACAGACAAGATATGGCTTGATTTACAGGGTAAGAAAAATATTGTTTCTGGCGTTGGGTTTGGCGGTTTGTGGGCAGATAAAAAGAAAGCACAAGAAGGGGTTACACACGCAGAGGCGGAATACGAAAAGGCGCTCAAGAAGATGGCATTTCATAAGAAGCAGCTTGAAGAGTCCCAGGCTGCATTGAAAGCGCTGGAGGCAGGTGAAAAACCCATCCGACCCAAATCCGAAGGTGACAATAAAACCCCGTGGACAGGCGAGGACAGCGAGGACGAAGGCAGCAAAAAGAAAAAGGGAACGACCCAAATTTTAAATCAGTATCAGCAGTTGCGCTTTGATATTGAACGGACACACACCACGAGTCTTGGGCGTATCCTACTGAGTGAGCGGGATGTGCAGCGAAAACTGGATGAAGTCGGCAAATCCGGCTTGGTAACCCAGAGTGAGATTGAACGCCTGAAAGCCCTTAATGTCGAAAACCACCAAAAGCAGCGCATGGAATTGGCTGAGAAGTATGTGCCTGCGCGGGCTTTGGTTCGTCAGGAACAGGAAGCCAGTCAGGAACTGAAAGCGCTGTATGCCGAACGTCTGCTGACCGAACAGGAATATCTGTCAGCCAGCAGGATGCTATATCAGACTTCGGTTAAAGATAAGCTGGCAGAGCAGGCGAAGCAAATTGCAGCTCAGCGTCTTGATATGGCGGGCGAGGTCGATCCTGTTGTACAGCTCAAGAACCAACTGACAGAACAAACGGCACTCTATGATGCTTACTACCTAAACGGCATCATTAAAAAAGAGCGCTATGAGCAATTGGTTACGGCTGCCGGGACTCGCTCCAAAGATGCACAATTTGCGGCCGCCAAGGAGTTGTATGGCGCTCAGGGTGATTTTCAGAAAATGCAAATAAACCTGTTGGATGTTGTTGAGCAGCGTTCAAGCAATGCCTTAACCGGGATGCTGACGGGCACCAAGTCATTCTCGGAATCGATGAAAGAATTGTCTGCATCACTGGCCCAATCCATTATTCAGGATTTGGTGCGTATTGCTATGCAGGCGCTGATCACCAAGGCGCTATCGGGATTTTTCGGCGGTGCGTCAGGCGCTGGGGCGAGTTCCTTATCCAGCGGTATCTCTTCTACCAATGTGGGTGCAATGGGTATGTCAACCAGTTGGCAAAGTTTTGTGCCCAATGCTAAAGGCGGCGTTTATCAATCGGCTGATCTGAGTCAGTACAGCGGGCAAATCGTCAGCAGCCCGACCTTATTTAAATTTGCCAAAGGCGGTGGACTGATGGGGGAGGCTGGACCAGAAGCGATCTTACCCTTAAAACGCGGTGCTGACGGTAAGCTGGGTGTTCAGACCACAGGCAGCACGGGCAACCAGACCTTCAACAGTGTCCATATTGTGATCCATCCCGACGGTAACCACGACACGAAAACATCCCGTGGCGCGGAGTCGGCGGGACAGGATATTGCGAAGTTCGTCGATCAGAGATTCAAATTTTTGCTGCATAAAAGTTTAAGCCAGGGAGGGGAACTCAGTGTGGCGATTAAAGGAGGCCGATGATGATAAAAACCTTTGATTTTCCTGCAAGGGTGGGCGCTACGGGTGAGTTTGAACCGATTGTGCGTTCCGTCCAGTTCGGTGATGGTTATAAACAAACGTCAGGCGATGGGATCAACGCGCAGCACGAAAGTTGGCCTTTGTCTTTTGTTGGGGCACTGTCCGACATACAGCCTGTTGTGGCTTTTCTGCGTGAGCATCAGGGCTGGCGCGCATTCAAATGGCGTAATCCGTTATCTGAACTGGGGTTGTATCAGGCGGGGAAATTCAATATTCAAGCCAATGGTACTTATTTCACGCTTTCCGTGACCTTCACCCGCGTTTATCAACCGTAAGAGGTTTATCCATGACAATCAATACCGATCTCCAACGGCTTGAGCCGGGGAGTAAAATCTTATTATTTGCTGTTGATGGCTCGGCATTTGACGGGCCTGTATTGTATTTTCATAATCACCCAATCCCTTATACCGGAGCCGAACTGGAAAATACCGGGAATTTACCGGTGAAATCCCTCTGGTGGCAGGGCGTCGAATACAAACCGTGGCCTGTCAGCATCGAAGGGCTGGAAGTCACCAGTGATGGACGGGCGGTGACACCGACCCTCAATGTGGCCAATCTGGATGGCTCGCTCAGTGCGTTGTGTCTGGCTTATCAAAACATGGTGCAAGCGCGTGTCACGATCCGCATGACCTTTGCGCATTATCTGGATGCCCGCAATTTCCCCGACGGAAACCCGCAAGCCGATCCGACACAAGAAAAAATCGATGTTTTCTACATCGACAGCAAAACCCAAGAAGATAACGAAAACATCCAGTTTTCTCTTTCTTCCCCCGCCGATTTACAGGGAATTAAAATCCCGACCCGACAAATTCACAGCCTGTGCACGTGGTGCATTCGCGGACAGTACCGCCAATCACCGTGTGGCTATACCGGCACCCGATATTTTACTGAACGGGGCAAGCCGACCGATGATCCGGCCGTTGATGCCTGCGGGGGATTAATGAGCGATTGTAAAAAACGCTTTGGTGACACAGAACAATTGCCTTTTGGCGGGTTTCCCGGCTCGGCGCTGCTAAGGCGGTAACCATGACGATACTGCGAAAACCCACGACCCGCGCCATCATGGCACATGCCCAGGCCACCTACCCGGACGAGTGTTGCGGGGTGATCATTCAACAGGGCCGCCGGCAGCGCTATCTTCCCTGTCGCAACACCGCACCGTCACCCACTGAACAGTTCAGTATTCACCCTGCAGATTATTCTGCTGCCGAAGACAAAGGTTCAATTGTTGCTATTGTTCACAGCCACCCCGATGCGACAACACAGCCGAGCCAGTTGGATATCGCCCAGTGTGATCTGTCACAAGTTCCGTGGGTAATTGTTTCATGGCCGGAGGGCGATATCCGTACCTTGATGCCGACTGAGGGAATAAAACCCCTATTAGGCCGCCCGTTCGTGCACGGTATTTGGGATTGTTATGCCATTGTCCGTGACTGGTATCGGCTGGAGCGTAATGTTGATATCCCTGATTTTGCACGCTCAGATGGCTGGTGGGTCCGGGGCGAAAATCTGTATATGAAACACTATGCCGCTGCCGGATTTGTCGCGTGTCGCGGTGAATTACAGGCAGGGGATGTGATCATTATGCAGGTACAGGCTAATGAACCCAATCACGCCGGTGTTTATCTGGGTGACGATCTGATGTTGCACCATGTGTACGGGCAGCTCAGTAAGCGAGAACCCTATCATGGCTACTGGCAGGAACGCACCATTATTACTTTGCGCCATCGTTTTTATTGAGGTCATGTTTTTTATTGGAGTCATAGTATGAATACACTCAGAACCATCCGGTTATATGGCGTACTCGGTGCCCGCTTCGGGCGGGTACATAAACTGGCTGTCTCTACCCCGCAGGAAGCGATCCGGGCGCTGTCTGTGCTGACTGACGGCTTTGAACGTTTTCTGTTGACGGCAAAAGAGCGCGGACTCACCTTTGCCGTGTTCAATGGTAAGCGCAATCTCCAGCGTGACGAACTGACTTTTTCCGGCGAAGACGACATCCGCATTGCCCCGATGATTATTGGCAGCAAAAACGCCGGTGTTTTTCAGACCATTTTGGGTGCGGTGCTGGTGGTTGCCGGCGCGTTTTTGTGGGCTACCCCGTTTGGTGCGCCGATGATCATGACGGGGGTTGGCATGATGCTGGGCGGTGTGGTGCAGATGCTTTCGCCGATGCCGGGTGGGCTGGCACGGCGCGAAGATCCCGACAACAAACCGTCCTATGCTTTCGGTGGCCCGGTGAACACCGTTGCACAGGGTAACCCTGTGCCCATTGGCTACGGCAGACGCCGTATTGGTGGTGCCATCATTTCAGCGGGTATTTACGCGGAAGACCAACAATAACGTTCTTAGGATGAAATATGGAAAAGCAGCCCATTCAGGGTCATAAAGGCGGCAGCCAGCATCCGCGCACCCCGGTGGAAGCACCGGATTCCCTGCAATCCACCTCCTATACCAAGATCCTCCTTGCCCTCGGTGAAGGGGAATTTGCGGGAGAGCTGGATGGCAGGCGTATTTTTCTGGATAACACGCCGTTGATTGGTTCCGACGGCCGGCCCAATTTTGAAGGGGTCAAATGGGAATTCCGCCCCGGTACTCCCCATCAGGCGTATATCCCCGGTATGCCGGCGGTCGAAAATGCCCGAACCGTCAGCGCCGAACTGGTCAGTTCGTGGGTGACGACGGTCACCAATACTCAACTGTCAGCGGTCCGCCTGCGGTTATCGTGGCCCCAGTTGCAGAGGCAAAAAGATAACGGGGACACCGTGGGCTATCGCATTGAATATGCCATTGATCTCGCCACCGATGGCGGCGCTTTTAAGGAAATCCTGAAAACTGCCGTTGATGGTAAAACCACCACTAAATACGAACGCTCCCACCGGGTGGATTTACCCAACGCCCATTCGGGCTGGCAGGTGCGCCTTCGGCGGTTGACACCTAAACAGAACAGCAACCGAATCGCTGATGCCATGGTAGTGGAGGCCATCACTGAGGTGATCGACGCCAAATTAAGCTACCCGGAAACGGCCCTGCTATTTGTTCAGTTTGATGCCAAACAATTCCGCAATATCCCGCAAATCACTTGCGAACCCAAGATGCGCATCATCCGGGTGCCAAGCAATTATTACCCGGAGCGCCGCCGCCGTTATTATGGCAGCTGGGATGGCACCTTCAAATGGGCATGGAGCGACAATCCGGCATGGGTGCTGTATGACCTGATGATCAATGATCGGTTCAGCATCGGTACCCGGGTGAAAGCGGAAAACCTGAATATGGCAAAATGGGATCTGTATAGCATCGCGCAATATTGTGATAAGACTGTGCCGGATGGTGAAGGCGGCGAAGAGCCGCGTTTCACCTGCAATGTTTATATTCAGTCACAGGAAGATGCCTGGGCCGTGTTGCGTGACATTGCAGGGATCTTCCGGGGGATGACTTTCTGGTCCAATAACAACATGAACGTGCTGGCGGACATGCCCCGTGACATGGATTATCTCTTTACTTGTGCCAATGTGCGTGACGGTAAATTCACCTACTCCAGTACCAGCGAGAAAACCCATTACTCCACGGCCATGGTCAGCTGGTCCGATCCGCAGAACGGCTATCAGGATGCTATCGAACCCGTGTTTGAACACCGATTGATACGCCGCTATGGTATCCGGCAGGCTGACATCACCGCCATTGGTTGTACCAGTCAGGGTGAAGCCATCCGGCGTGGCAAATGGGTGCTGCACACTAACGAATATGACCGGACAGTCACCTTCACCGTCGGACTGGAGGGACACATTCCCCGGCCGGGTTACCTTATTGGCATATCGGATAATCTGCTGTCGAGGTCGGGAAGAAGCGGGCGTATTCAGGCCGTGCCGGGGCGATACCTGATTATCTTGGATCGGGTGCCGTCGGCAAAAGTGGGGGACTGGCTTGTCATCAACCTGCCTTCCGGTAAGGCAGGCAGGGATCTCATTTCAGCGATCAACGGACAGGAGGTCTCCGTGTGGGGCAGTGGCTATGCCTATTCAGAACCACCGGAAGTGGGCGCAGTCTGGGCCATTGAATCCCGCTATATCGCGGAGCAACCCTTTCGGGTGATGGGTATCAAAGCGGGGGAGGATGGCGTGTCATTTGAGATCACGGCGGTTGAGCACAACCCCGACAAATATGCGCTTATCGACAGGAACATCCGTATTGACGAACGCCCCGTCACCGTGATTCCGCCCAGCGTTCAGCCGGCACCGAAGAATGTCCTTATCGACAGTTATTATTCACTGAATCAGGGCATCATCGCCACCACGTTGCGGATCACATGGGACGCAGCCGACAATGCCGTGGCCTATGAAGCCGAATGGCGCAAAGACAACAGCAACTGGATAACGGCTCCCCGGACTACCGCACGGAGTCTTGAGGTGCCGAACGTTGACGACGGGCGCTATCAGGCGCGGGTCAGGGCGACTAATGCCGCAGCAATATCCAGTATCTGGATGAACACACAGGATACTCTGGTAGGAAACCGCAAAGTGGCTCCGTCGGCACCGCAATCCCTCCAAACCACGTCGCTACTTTTTGGTATCCGGCTGGACTGGGACTTTGCCAACCCAACGGATGTTCTGCTGAAAACGGAAATTTGCTACAACCACAACGGAGAGGAGGAGGATACGCTGCAGTTCGCCGATATTTCCTATCCGCAACGAACCCACACTTTGCAGGGGCTGTCGGCGGGGGAGAAGCTCTACTTCCGGGCACGGCTGGTGGATAAATCGGGTAATGCCTCAGCGTGGACTTCACTGGTCAGTGGTGCTGCGTCCAATGATACCGGCTGGATAGTCGAGGCCAGTCGGGATCATTTTCTGGACGCAGAAACCGGGCGGCGCTTGCAGGCGCAACTCAATGAGCAGGCTAGGGCCGATGCCCGTCACAAGCAGGCCATTGCGGAAAACGCGCAGGCCATTGAAAGACTGCATGACCTCCTGAAAGATCTTAAGCGGCGTACACCATAACCCGATAACGACAGTTTTCTGACCAGCATTATTATGGGTTCGACTCCCACGGATTGAGGATCGTCACCCCGGTGGAGCGAAAATCGGCGACGTTACGCGTGACTACCGTCATACCATGCACAAGCGCTGTCGCCGCAATCAGCGCATCACGCTCACTGCACTTGTCGGGCACGTGCAACCGGGCGCAGCGTTGTGCCACGGCGGTATCAACGGGCAACGTTCGTCCGGCGAACTCCGGCAAGACATGCTGCTCCAGCCACGCACGCAGCATGGCCCCCTGCGTGGCGTCCTTACGTTCAATCAACAAAACGCCAAGTTCTAACTCCATGATGGTGATGGCAGACACAAAGAGGTCGGTGGCTTCGACGCTTTCAGCCCATGCCGCCACTTTCGGATCGGCCTTCCCTGCCCGAATTTTTCGTAGCTCGGACACCACGTTGGTATCGAGTACGTACATCATGAGAAATCAGCCGGGCGGGTTCCGATAGTCACGCGCTGCGGCTCAAACTCAATGTCCGCAATGCCCGGCATTGCCAGCGAATCGGCAATGTTGCGATGCTGCTTTGTCAGCAGCCGGTATTCCTCAATGCTCAACAGCACATGAGCCGGCTTGCCGCGATCGGTGATAAATACGGGGCCGTTCTTGGCCGCTTTCTTCGCGCGGGTAACATCCTGGTTCAGTTCCCGGCTGGATAGGGTCGTGATAGCCATGGCGATATCTCCTGTTTGAATTCACTATATAGGTACATTACTACAATATGAATAATAGCGCAAACTTTGTACGTTGTTACCTATCTGTTGCTATTTTGCGAGCCGCTTTGCAAAGGCAATTTTTGTCAGTGGTATGTTGTTTGGGGGAGAGATAGAGTGGCGGTGAAATTTCGACGCGGCTTTACCGTGGTGGAACACGATAAAACCGCTAACCGCAACAACTAAGATAGGTAGTTATTATGGCTAACGCACATTCTACTGCAGGCATCTGCATTTACAAAATTTCCCAACCTGAACGTTATCAGAAAGTGGTTTACCGCCCCAAGGGGGTTAACCGCACGATCCCTGCCATCAACTTAAGCGGAAAATGGTTGCTGGAAGCGGGGTTTTCCATTAACGATCCATTAAAAATCAGAGTGATGCCCGGTTGCCTGATCATCACCAGCCAAAATTTTCATGAACTGTGGCACTGCTTAAAAAGCCTGAATGAAGGCGAATGGGATGATATCGCCGTGGCACGCTGGTTGCAGCAATTTCCCGGAAAATTAAGTAAAAAGCTGCCGGGATAAACGCATAATTCCATTTTTTACCAATTAAAACATCATGTTGAACGATTCAGCGTGAGCTGCTTTTTGCGCTTAAATGGCAATATTTTTCTTTTGCGAAGCAGCTCGCATTTTATTTGACTCATTAAACAAAGAAGGAACCGATGAAACTTCATTTTTCTACTGATAACGCCGCACTGCCGGAATGTGTCTTAAGCGGTGAAGATATGCAACAGATGGGATTTACGCCGCACACCCTGTTTCATATCCAGCAATATAACAACGGGTTGATGTTAACGTTGGCAGAGCCTGATGCGATGATCCTGTCCCATGCGGCGGAAAATGATCCGTATCAGGGCATTGATTGGGTGCGTGATAATGGTGAGCTGTATCTGGCTGGCGACTGGCTAACGGAAACCGGTTTGTTGGATAATCCCGTTCAAGTTGCCTTTGGCTACGGCAAAATTATGTTAATGACAGAATCTGACCTGATACCCGTCTGAGCCGTGCACTCCCAAAAGAATAGGGGTTTTAAAATGAAATCAGTACAATATCAAAAGCACTGGGTTTGAAACTGCATTTCACTGGAGCTTAATCAACCCTCTTTTCAACTTGGATTCGCTTAATATGCGAATCCAAGTTTTTTAACAAGGTCATTCAATAAACAAACCGTGAAGTGTGGTTGTTGTTTTCCTCCTCAATCAACTCTTTTATAATTGAGCAGAAACTGAGGTTTTCGGGAACATAAACAACGCTATTATATTCATTAGGTTTCAACACCATTGAAAACATGTCCTTACCATTTTCCAATAACCGCATTCTATCCATTTTTTCAAATTGGAAAAGAAGAAGATCATCTGCTGTTTTTATGATCATTTTCTCCACATAGGATTTTCCTTTGGCTGAACCATGGTAATAAAGCTCACGTATCGGTTGATATTCTTCGGGTAAACTATCACTCAACGGACCCAGTAAATAGCTACGTATCTCTTCTCTTTTTTTGATCATTTTGTCATAAATATATTGATATACCGTTATCAGGTGATCCCTTTTTGATTATTGAAGTGTGATTATCATTTCTATGGCTATGGTACTTCGTATTATGTCCGGTGCATAGCAATATGCCGGAAGATTATGGGAAGTTTTCCGGCTTTTTCGGCTATAAAAATGTAAATTAAAACAATGAATTACAATTTTATATACTTATCAAGTTCTTTTTCACATGTATACATTAGGTTAAGAGCAGGGTTATCGTAGTCATTATAAATTTCTAGGTACCCTCTAGTCATATTTTTCACAATGTTGCTCTGTAACTTTCCCGACTCCAAAGATAAAAGGGTTTTTTTATAAAGAGTTATAATTGAGTCCAGATTGTTCTCCTGCCTAGACTTTTTTAGTTCTTCCAAATCAAAAATTACATTTTCTATTAAATTTATTAATTCTTTTTTACTCATGTTGTTATCTCTATTTTGATGGAATTCCCCTTGTATTTTTTATCCAAGGTGAATCCCAATCTCTGGGTAGAAGAATTTGTGTTGCTTCTCCCTTAAGAACTGCTCCAGATTTCATTGTGTTCGGTGCAACTTGGCCTACATGGCAGGGCGAGATCATACTATTTTAGCTGTATTTTGAAGATTGGTATTCAGTTTTAATAGTGTTTTTGTCGAGCAAAACTTAACCGCGCAGGCAATTCTTTAGACTTTTATAGAAAACTAAAGAATTAAAGAACAAGATTGACATTTTAAGTTCGAATATTAACCAAAGTATGCTCGCGTCCTGTATAGTTATGCCCTGAGTGAGCATAAAAATTAGCTGGAAGATCACGGAGATCTTTCCAGCTTTGTGTATTAACAGTAGTGAAAATAAATGTCACTAATTAATTTTCCATCGTCTTGTGTAACTGTTTTTACTCCAAATTTATTAAGGTCTGCCAATATTCCTTTTACTGGTACATCTTCTCTCTCAATGTAAATGTAAATTTCTTCTCTTTTCTTGAGATCAAGAACATATTTATCAATCAGATATCTTAGGTTTTTTCGCAATTCATTCTCTGTCATATAGTTACTCTGGAATAATAGTTACTTTATCAAAAGTTACAGGTAAATTTTTCTCTATAGGCAGTAATTGAACAGCACCACCTTTACCATATTCAGGGTACGCGCTAGTAAATAGTTCCAATCCTGGGCCTTTATCACCATTAGCAAGAGGAACTTTCACCTGAGGAATTCCATTTTTATAAAGTTGCAATGTATCAAATTCTCCTAGCAATCGAGCATCACTCCAAGAAGCAGGATTACCTTTTTCGTAAAATATTTGATAAGCATCTCTGGCTTCATGACCTAATTTATACTTTGTATATCCAAAGTAACTTAACGGAGCAGTTTTATTTTTCCATATGAAAGGTTTAAAACCACCGTCTTTAGACGGTTACTTTGATTTTAATTCTTTGACCTATGCGCGTTTACAAGGTGCGTGGTTCGACGACTTTCAGTCGTCGGCACCGAAGTGCGCTAACCCACCTACTTCAGTAGGTGGTAGTTAAGTTTCTATTGTTGCAGTGGCCCATTGAGACTCACTACTCATAAATCAATATGCAGTAGAAGGCATAGTTGCACTTGGTCCATCTGGTCCGACATAAAAATCAGGTTTACTCGCAACCTGTGAAGTCCCACTCAGCCCATATGGGTCAATCTAACCTACCGGATTATGCTATCCATAAGAATAGCCGGAAAGATTCTTATGATCTTCCGGCTATTTAATTTATTAATTTTCTTTAATTGAAAAAGATAGGCAGGTTTCTTTCCAAAAATAATCACACGCATCTTCTTCTGATTGAAATTTCATCAAGCCAGAACGCATCCCTCTTTGTGAGTAAAAAACACACCATTCACCGTCAAAATAATCAAGACAAAGTCTTTCATCTGGCATACCACCATCCAGCCAATATGATAATTTTGGTACGTTATGTTTTTTTAAAAGATTTTTTAGTTCTTCTTTATTCATTTGATACACCTATTAATCTAAAGGTATGGGCTTACCTTTTAATGTTCGTGATACCTTTTCTAAGGAACCGTCTGCTCTTAATTCATGAACTTTTTTAGGTAAATCATATTGAATTCCTCGCCCTGGATAACCAAACCAAGGTGCTATTTCACCGGCATCAACGGTTATCGGCTTTTTAACTACAAAAACAGAATATGGCCTACCATCACTTCCCGGTTTCAATGCTCTTGCACTGTACGGAATACCTTCAGGTGATACAAATGTTCCGCTATCATAACCATATCGATCAAGTCTCGTACCCGGCTGTAGAGTATATTTTTCAAATTTACCTTCGTAGAATCCTCGATTTGGTGGCCATTCTTTATACCACATGAAATCTTTAAAATTAGAGGATTCTCTGGCTGCCTTACTTGCCGCTATATTGTCAAGAACATGTTGTTTATCAACTTTCGATGTTCCACTCAACCCATACGGGTCAACCCAAGACAGCGGATTATGCACATACCCGTACGGATTAAACCCGCCTGCCAAATTCAGGGGGTCTGGCGAAATGTACTGCGCGGTCTCCGGTGAATAATAACGAAAACGATTATAATATAACCCGCTCTCTTCGTCTTCAAATTGACCTAAAAACCGAAAATGGCAGCCCACATGGTAATCCGGATTGTTCGAGGCAATCACCTGCGATTTATCCGCCTTGCC